GTCCATCCTCGAAGACGAGGGGGGTTAAAGTTTGGTAGCGTGAACTCGAGTATATTGCGGGGGTGATGGATGCGGGCAGTTTAGGAAGACCTAATTTATAACATACGAACAACTCTGCAGCCACCACAAGTGCCGAAGGATGATCCATAGATCTCAATATCCTTTCAACGTCACTCATATGTGGCTCCTTAGTAGCTCCTAGTTTATTAATTATAGTTCCATACTGCTCAATCGGCAACTCAACACCAATCACCAGCAACATGCTTTAACGAGATCATTTCAGCTTCTCCTTCTCGATATCTGTTAACAATAACACTGCCTTGGCTATATACGCGCCTAACTAGACGCCTTCCAGGTAAAAACCAGCCAATAGGACCATAACAAATAGAGATAGGATTAAACCAAATGATGCGATAATTAGCATCTACAATACGGGTTTCCAAAAGATATACAACAGAGCCCAACCAGTGGTCAACAACAAAATGATCACTTTCATAGTCCCAGATCTAATGCTTATACTGACCACCTCCGTTGATGTGAACACTTACGGAATTACCGTCTATCGTATAACGAGCGTTAGGTATGACCCCACACACTTTTGTTGGTACAAAAGTGTACAGGATCAACATACGACCGTCCAAATACTTGTTCATGTCAACATAGTAATCAACATCTGTCATCTTCATAACATGTTTTTCATGTCTGAAGATGTCACATTTCTGATCCATGACCATATCCTTTGCATGATAATATAAACGTTCACCAGCCATACCAGCTTCTTGCTCGGTATTACTCATAGACAAGCTATACGGAGTAAAGCCCTGACTAATAATAAAATTATTAATCATGGCATTACCCAGTCCGCGATGCCCTGCAGCCAAAGGATGGCTGTGAGTATTAACGTGTGAAATTTTAGACATATCCATAACAGGGGACTCCTTGAAATCTTGACGTAAGTCAGGAAATGGGAGTGATTTAAAACACCAAATAATGGTTGATCTCCAGTAGTCAGATACTTTGAAGTAAACCCTACCACCAAGGTACTTGACTAACCAGCAAAAAACTGCACTCAATACAACGTAAACGCCATAGTTGAGTATAGTCCACCATAAGATACGGGCCAAAGTTTGACCCCAAACTTTGGTTTCTGAGTACACGTACTCAACACCCGTAAAACTCCATGTGTTTTGCTTATTCAGCACACGTGGAGAAAATTCATCTTCAAAATTCATTGAGATTAATTTTGGAAAAAAGCAAACGATGTACAAGATGTACACTGAAAG